TTGCGGAACCACCCGTTCCAACACCACATCGTCGTAGTGGCAAAAGACCTGAGCTCGGATCGGAGTGGGCGTCAGGTCAGTAATCATCTTAAGCGGGTTAATGATTAACCAATGAATGGTCCAGTCATTTCCTCCTAGAACGGGGACGAACTCCTGTGGAAGTGGGAAGTCTAGATCAAACTTATACGTTTGAGCCATCGATAGATCGATATCAATGTGGGGCAATTGTGAACTCACAATGTAAAATGATGAGTCCCCTGGATTGATATCATAACCGAATAATCCTGCTTCGTAAGGTGTCTGGATTTTCGTAGGGTACGCAACTAAACGGATTTTGCCCATGGCTTGGGCAGAACCTGTTATAGAAATGGTTAAACGCGCGTTACCACGAAATAATCCCCAGGAGGAAATCAATCCATCAACATCTGCAATGTTTCGCCAAGTCTCAAATACCTCCAAAGAAACGAAACCGGTGCTGGCACTAAACTCTGTCAACAAACGGTCACGTTTCCAAAAGTTACTCAAACTCGCCTCATGATTCACTTTTCGCAATCCAAAAACTCCGGCTGTCTCCTTGACTTGTTCAAATTCAACGGCATTCACAGTTTGAATAGGTTGAGTACCATCCTGGTCAGTGCTTGTAGTATTGTAATTAACGCTTGCTTGAGCGAAAGAAAATTTCTGGAAATGGGCTCTTTCAATCCACATTCCAGTTGTGATTGCTACAATCAATAAGAACATAAGAAATGCGGTCCACACTCGTAGCACAGTGCGTTGATCAATTCTTCGCTCAACCTGGATACTCAATTCGGGCACATCCAGACAACCCGCTTGCACCTGCAACTCCACATCTACTATGCGGAGTTCTCCAAGAGAACGAGCTCCAAGTGCTGAGCTCAGTTCCCAAACCGTAAAGACGCCAGCCTCGAAATCCTCCATCAATGAATCGTAATCTAAATAGTCGCCCTTTGGAAATTTCCCCGGAAACTTGCACCGGATTCTCGTCTGGAAGGCAACAAAAGCCTCGCGTCCATGAAGAAAGAACTCCCTTTGGGCCCCAAGAAAGACTGAACGATTGCGCACATCATTCATCGTTCCTTTAAGTTCCTCACCGGCATAGTAAGCTAATGCTTTGTATATGCTAGTAAGTTCCAAAGGCGCAAACCACTTTCCATCCCTGTATATAAAACGCCTCTTAAGATATACAAGTTTGGAAATGTGCGTAAATTCAATCGTTTCAGATGCCTTGTCTGCAGGCGTTAAAGTATAGCCCCACCTACTCGCGTAATATCTGTACTTTACCCCCGAGAACGCATTACCGACCGCCACTCCTGCAGCCGTGTCGTCTCCTGTGAAGGCAGATTCCACCTGGGAGAAATAC